AAAGGAATAACTGTCAACCCCATCCCACATAGAAAGAGAAAGAATTGATTTGCTGCCAGTGTTTCTACAATGTGGAAAATCATTGAGAACAAATCCAAGACAACATCAGTATAGCATAGATGAGAGTGGAAAACAAGAGTGTTTTAAACATCACATTCCTCCGTCTCTAAAACCAACAATATACCCAATAATTATCCCACACATAAAAGCAATAAACAAGTATAAGATGTGAGAGAAGAACTCAATGAATATGATCCAATCAGTCGTCGTCATCTTCATCCTCGTATGTAGATGGTTCCTCAAATAGTTCATCCATTTTTAGTTGTAGAACTTTTTGCTGAAGTTCTTTTAAATCCTCTTCTGTTAGAACAATCATTTATCCTTGAGTAGTTCTTCTATTCGTTTACGCATGTTCTCACTATCTTGTTTGAGATAATCTCTCAAAGAATATCCACGCTGCCCTCGCATGATACATGTTCCTTGATAGAACATAGTGGCAGCAAAAACCAACAGGAAAACAATTCCTATTATTTCAGGGTAATGTCTAGCCATGGGAATACTGGTGGTATCACTCCAATGAGTCGAAGAAGACCTTCAGCAAAAAGAGCAAGAACAACCCAACCAACACACATTGAAATAATCGAAGCATTACGATTATGTTGTCGTATGGCATCATCAATCATCTCCTGCACTTCAGTTCTTGTAATAAATTCATCACTAGGTTCCATCACTTCTCATCTCCCAAAAATTTTGCGAGAGGGTCTATTCTGGTTTTAACTATTTGTACTGCTCTCTTATAGAACATATTGTCAGTATTACCAGATTCCTCAAAAGTTGCTTTAATACGGACCCAATTTTCGTAAGTGTGTTGGTCCATTTTTGCGATTCGTATTACTATTATATACTAATTACAGGTATTTGAAATGCAATCAAATATCTTGATTCTGTAACACTACTATACAGAAAACGAAATAAAATATTAAATTGGTATTATATGAAACGGAAAGGAGAGGATTCGAACCTCCGGAGGCTTTCACCTCTTTTGTTTTCAAGACAAACGCCTTAAACCACTCGGCCACCTTTCCAATGTTAAGTTCAACGAACTTCGAAGTCTAACCTACGAACTTTGCGTTGTCTTCTTGCCTCTTGCCAGGCAATATCTTGAGAAGTTAGAACGTTCTTTTGTTCTTTCTGTGTAGAGTTTACCATAACTACTCTACTTAAGTCAACAGCCGAAACACTATCACCTTTAACGGTCATCATATTAGGACAACCACAAACTTGAGTTTTATTTGTGCCAGTTAATTCTCTGTTGCAATCTCTGCATCTTACTATAATCATAATTCATAAATCCTGTCATTGTGTAAATGACCTTAACATCCAGATAAATTTGCCGTGTTCTTCATTTAAATCATCAACAAGGTTTGTTGTTCCTCTCGACTTTTGTGTCTCTGCTTCTTCGGCAACTTGACCCAAAAGTTCCACAATCTTTTCATGACATTTGATCAAGTCATTCACCATTCCCATAGCATCTAGTGAACTATTTGCCTCTTCAACCTGAGATACTTGAGTGATTCTTGTTAAAGTAGGAACTGGTTTAATATTTAGATATCTCATATGTTCGGTCAGACGGTCTATCTGTTCGAACATTGCTTCATAATGAGCACCAAATAAATCGTGGAACTCTTTAAAGTTAGGACCAACTACATTCCAATGATACACCCAAGTTTTTTGAAACAATACAAAAAGACTTGCTTGAGTATCAGAAAGTAATTTATATAGTGTTTCCATTATACTTTTTTGTAAGTATTTATGAAAGTGGGCGATGAGGGATTCGAACCCCCGACCTACTCCGTGTAAAGGAGGCACTCTACCACTGAGTTAATCGCCCGTGTCCTCTGTCTGGGAATCGAACCCAGTATCCAAGTGCATTGTCTGCCTGTCCTTACCAATAGACTACCAGAGGAAAGGTGATGAGTGCCCATCACCAGCGGAAGACACTTTCCGCGATTTTCACTGCATTAGAGGGCAGTGAAGATATGATAGAATCAGACATTTCCAACCCTATCAACTCCCCAACCTCGATTCGAACGAGGGACAGCAAAATTAACAGTTTTGAGTTCTACCACTGAACTATTGGGGAATATTTACAAAAGAAGGTTTGTGATAGATTGTAAATCCAGCGTGGAGTTCTCTATGACAATTGGCACATAACATATAACATTTATCTGCCTCTTTCTTTTGTTTTTCCAAAGATTTTGTAGAACCAGAAATTTGGAACTCTTTTGTAGTTTCGTCTATGTGGTGAAACTCAAGTGCTTCAAAACATCTATTATAACCACAAAATTCACACTTGCCTCCTTTATATTCAACAAGCAGTTCTTTAGTTCTTTTTCTCCAGTTTCCTACATTTTTCTTTAGTTTTTGTTGGTCTCTCATAGTGATTAACTTAATGCGTTAATCATATTTATAAGAGAATAAGAACCAAAAGGTTCAGAGCGAAATACGGGATTCGAACCCGTGACACCAACTTGGAAGGATGGGATGTTACCACTACACCAATTTCGCGTTAGGACAATCATAAACTATTTGAGTTTGATTGTCAACGACTCAGGAGGGACTTGAACCCCCGACCAACTGCTTAGAAGGCAGATGCTCTATCCAACTGAGCTACTGAGTCATGGGACAATCTTAAGGCAGGACCTTCAGATTGTCAAGTGGGGCGAGCGGGACTTGAACCCGCAAGGTCTAACGACCGACTGATTTTAAGTCAGTTATGTTTACCAATTTCATCACCGCCCCTTAGGTGCTCCTTGCGTGGATCGAACACGCCTCAGGCGAATTATGAGTTCGCTGCATTCACCAGATTGCTAAAGGAGCAATGAGACTGCGGAGAATTGAACTCCGTTCACACCGTTATAAGCAGTGGGCCTTAACCAATAGGCGACAGTCCCGCGAACAAAACAATCATAAGGCATCAACCTCAGATTGTCAAGTGTTCCTCTGGCTGGGAATCGAACCCAGTTTCCATGTGTGTTGTCCACCCGTCCTTACCAATAGACTACGCAGAGGAAATGCCGTGTGGTTGTGAATCTAAATCAAAACTCTTTGATAATCGCCCCACTGCATCTTATCTCAAGTTTTGAACCACGGCAATGGGTCTGGAGAGGCTCGAACTCTCAACTTCCAGGTTAAAAGCCCGTTACTCTACCATTGAGTTACAGACCCATTAGAATCTAAATTTTCCAGGTTCTGTTGGTGGTTTATCCCTCACCAACTCATTAATAATACCACTCTCAGATTGCTCGGTCAATCCCTCTGTGCCACTTGTAGAGGTGTCTATGCAATCAGGAACCCATGAAGCACATAATCTCATTTCTCCACCCAATAAACTCTGAGCTTTTGAGCCATCTGGAGCCTTCTCTATGAACCTAGGCAAAGGTATTTTAGGTGGATCTAAACCTCGTGTCAAGTCCTCATACTCCCTAATTGCTCTATCAACATCTCTTTCCACTCTCCTTTTGACTAGATTAGGATCTTGGAGTAGAACATCGTTGATTATGGTCTGTGGGAAGAACTCCCTCTGTACCTCGTCTAGGAGGTCCCAGAGCGCCTCCTGTGGCGCTCCTGTGCATTGGGAGAGGGTTGCTACGATAGCACTGAGTATGGCGCTTATAATGATTAACTGCTTCTTGTCTAGTCTCTTCTTACCGAAATTAAAATTGAACATAAAAAAAGAGGAGTAGCAACCGCTCCCCTCTATTTATTATTCAGTTGTTAGATTTTCATACCCGCGAGTAGCAAATTCTAGCAACACCTTGACTGGGTGAAGCAATAGTAGAGAATGCGCCATAAGACAAGTCAAGGTCTCTACCCGCGATATAAGGACCGCGATCATTAACTCGCACAACTACAGACTTACCATTGGATTGATTTGTAACTCTTAGTCTAGTTCCGAATGGTAGCCATTTATGTGCTACTGATTTACCATAAGCATTGTATCTTTCGCCGTTGGCAGTTGTCTGCCCGTGATATCCATCACCGACTCCATAATGTGATGCGAGGGAACATCCGCTCGCTGCCTTTGCTTGAAGGGGTGCTAATCCTGCAGTGGCAATGGCAAGAATTGAAAGTGTTTTAAGTAGCATTAAAATTAGTTGAACTCTACATCCGTATAGAAAGGGGGTACACCCTCTTCTCAAAGGGCACTTTCCACGGCTCTAAATCAAAATCAAAGTCTCATAACAAAAAACCCTGCTCATAACAGGGATTTTTACATAATAAGTTAATATTTAGGATTTGTCAAGAGGTTGGTTTACCGAACATCAATCTCTTGCTCATCGGTCCAATCCTCATCCTCAAGGCAAAGATATTCAAGTTCTTCTACACCTTCGGGTAAATTAATCCATTCATCAAACTCAGCAAGCAGTGCCTGAGCGTTCTTGTGTCGATCTGCTTCATGGAGAAGTTCAATCTTGTTGATTGCCCACTCACGAACTTGTGCTACAGGTTCGCTTTCAATCTCGGTTTCCATAGTAATCTTTTCTGAAGTACCTGTTGAGGATGTTGCTATTGTAGAAGGCTGGTTCTCCGTTGTCAAGTGATTCGGTGAGGACATTATGGGTGAATAGTCTTCGGGTCTCTTCGAAGTTTGTTTTGCCCTTTGTTTTATGTAATGATAAGATAGATCGACTAAAATTTTGTCTACCAAATTTGATAATGTCTTCTTTAAGTTCTGGACAAGACCCATAATAGTTTTTCCAATCGGATTCGGATTTTACTTTTCGTTTTTTACCTTTTGGTGTTCTAAACGACCAAAGGTACTTCCTACCAATATATTTTTTTCCGTTGAGATTATTTTCTATCAGATAAACGAACCCAAAATAGTCCTCAATATCGGCACTGGTGAAAGGATTCCCATTATAGATCCAAGGGTTGTCATAGTCAATATCTGTACTCATCAATTATATCAAGGACTTCGTTGATGTATTTATGGGCTAGTCCTTTCATATCCATTTCTGGTCGAATATGATCTTTATGAAGTTTATCCTTTAATTTTAATATACGAACTTTTATTTCGTCTTTAGACAATTGATTCTTAGGCATGAAAAAAGAGGAGATTACTCTCCTCTATCTATCAGCAATTATCTAACCACTCTTCAGTAAAGTTATAATCTCCAAACAAAAAGTCATCACATTCTGCTGCTTCTCTGTATGCGTTCAGGATTTCCTGTTCACACCATTCATCATAATTGGAATCCTGCGAAAGTATTTTTGGTAACATCTTGTTTTATGCCTCCTACCACGTAGGATTCTACCTCCGTTTCCTGGGGTGCAACCTGAAGACCCTTAGAAGAAATCCAGTGCTGAGTCCAAGGAAGTGGATTGTTGTTTGCTGAAATATCGTATTGGGGTTTTAATCCAATTGCTTTAAGTCTTCTATTTGCGATCCACTCTACATATTGCTGAAGAAGTTTATCATTTAGTCCAATCATGCTTCCATCTTTGAACAGATAATCTGCCCAACGCTTTTCTTCATTTACAGCGCGATCAAACATTGCATATGTCCACTCTTCTTCTTCCTTCATTATTTGTTTCATTTCTGGATCATCACCATCACGCCACTTATTCAGAATGTTCTGAGTGATTGCTAGGTGTTGGTTTTCGTCTCTTGCGATGAGAGAGATGATCTTAGCGGATCCTTCCATAAGCTTAAGTTCACCAAAGGCGAAACTACAAGCAAAACTAACGTAGAAGCGAATACCTTCAAGAATATTAACGTTTGCGACTGCTCTGTACAGTTTTCGTTTGACATCATTGATTGTTTCCTTTGCATATGAAACTCCTTCAAGATTGTGCAACCAAGCATTGGATGCACCATAACCTTGTGCGGATTGAATGAAGTCATCATAAGACTCTGTGACGCTCTTAGCACGCTCTAGAATGCGGTTATCACTGATGATAGTATCAAACACCTCAGATGGGTCTGAATATACGTTTTTGATGATATAAGTGTATGAACGACTATGAATCATCTCCATAAATCCCCATACCTCCATACATGCTTCCAGTTCTGGAAGTGAGCAGTATGGAATAAATGCCATACCAGGACCACGCCCCTGAACAGAGTCAAGCATAATCTGATACTTCAAGTTAGAACTATAGATATGCTTTTGCTCGGGGCGTAGTGTCTGATAATCTCCTCTATCTTTTTGGAGGGAGACCTCCTCAGGTCTCCAAAAATAACCAAGTTGCTGTGTAGTTAATTTATCGAAGATTGGATATTTGTATGAATCATATCTTTGAACTCCTAACGGAGCACCAAAAAACATTGGTTGCTTTTTAGTATCTACTTTTTCTGTATTGAAAACAGTCATTCCTTTGATTTCTGTTTTTGAATCTTCGGTTGAAGAAATTTTAAACTGCACAGGATTCACACTCTCCCTCCTCTACTGAACTTAACTCACTAATCAAATCTTGAAGATTGGGTTTCTCTTCCACTACCTCATCGGTCTTAATATCATAAGTGTTTTGGTAGTACGAAGTTTTCCACCCGTACTTGTATGTAGTTAAAAAGTCATTTGCCATCACCGACACTGGAACTTCATTGTCTGGATAATTCTCTGGATTATAGCTCCAGTTTCCAGAAATTGCTTGGTCAAAGAACTTTTGCATCATAGCAACAATATTAATATAACCGCGATTGGACTCCATATCCCAAAGAAGCGTGTAATTGTTCTTAAGAGATTGATATTGAGGGACAATCTGCTTAAGTGGTCCTTTCTTAGACTTCTTAATGGACAAGTATCCTCTAGGTGGTTCAATTCCATTGGTTGCGTTTGACACAACGGAACTACTCTCCGATGGCATCTGTGCGGACAGTGTTGAGTGTCTGAGACCGTGCTCCAAGATAGATGCCCTAAGAGTTTCCCAATCATGCTCCAATCCAACAGAAGAAATTTCATCTACTTCTTTTTTATAAGTATCGATTGGAAGAATTCCATCAGCATACTTAGTGCGACCAAAGTATTCACAATGTCCTTTTTCCTTAGCAAGTTGATTGGATGCCTTCAGAAGATAATACTGGAATGACTCAGATAATCCATGAACAGCATCCCATGCCTCCTGAGAATCATAATTGAATCCCAATTTAGCCAAATAGTGTGCTAACCCGATAAAACCCACACCAAGTGAACGACGCGCCTTGGTGGCGATTTCTGCCGCCTTTACGGGGTAATGCTGGTAGTCAATCAACTCATCCAGTGAACGAACAGAAAGATCACAGAGTTCCTCAAGTTCTTCATCTGATTTTACCTTACCCACATTAACTGCAGAAAGAATACACAGAGCAATTTCACCCACACTATCATCAATATGTTGAATGGGATCTGTAGGCAAAGTAATCTCCTGACAGAGATTACTCATATTTACCTTATCCTTAAAAGATGAGTGAGAGTTACAATGGTCGATATTCATGATGTAAATACGACCAGTCTCTGCTCTCTCTTTCAGGAGGTCCAGAATGAGTTCTTGAGCTCCAATAGTTTTTCTTGGAACAGATGTATCTCGTTCATAATCCACATATAACTCGTCAAATCTATCAGTGCCAAAAGCATCATACAAACCAGGAACGTCGTGGGGAGAAAAGAGTGTGATTTCTCCGTTTTGGATGAAGCGTTCATAGAAGAGTTTGCTGATTTGAATAGAGTAGTCTAACTTACGAACACGATTATCTTCAGTTCCTTTGTTATTTTTTAATACTAAAATATCCTCTATTTCCTGGTGCCAGATTGGGAAGTGGACTGTCGCGGATCCACCTCGTATGCCATTTTGCGTGCAACAACGGACAGTTGCTTCAAACTTTTTGAGAAATGGTACAACACCCGTGTGTTGAACTTCTCCACCTCTGATTTTGCTGTTGATGCCACGGATTCGACCAGCGTTGATGCCGATTCCCGCCCTCTGTGCAACGTATCTGCCAATAGCCATATCGCTACTAAAGATACTATCGAGGGTGTCATCAACGTCAACAAGCACACAGCTAGCAAATTGTCTAAGCGGAGTCCGCACTCCCGCCATGATTGGTGTTGGGATGTTGATTTTGTGTCTGGAGATTGCGTCATAATACCTCTTTACATATGACATTCTGGTTTCTTTTGGATACTCTGCAAAGATAGTCAGAGCAATCATCATGTACATAAACTGTGGGGTTTCATATACACCTCCACCGCTTCTATCTTGCACGAGGTACTTATCAACGACCTGACGTAAACCCGCATAAGTGAAGAGATAGTCACGGTCATGATCAATATAACCATTAGCTCGTTCAATCTCTTCTTTAGAATATTTGTTGAAAATATCATTATCATATACCTCTTGATTTACACAGTTATAGATATGCTGTTCAAGAGATGGGAGTTCTTTCATCTTACCGTAAAGTTGCTTGCGAACTGAAAACAGAAGCAAACGAGCAGCAACATATTGATAGTTTGCATGATCCAAATCAATGAGATCACTTGCACTGCGAATTAGGATTTCTTGAATCTCTGCCGTTGTGATGCCATCATAAAACTGAATGCCCGACTTCATCTCAACTTGACTTGCAGAAACTCCTGCAAGACCTTTACATGCTTCATCAACCATCACATGCATCTTATCTAGATCAATACTCTCAACAGATCCATTTCTCTTTTGAACTTTTAAACCGTTACTCATATTTTCTTCCAGGTAGTAAATTTAAGTTTTGCTTCTAAACCAGAGTAAGTATTTAATTCTATCACAGACTGAACATCTAGTCCAGATAAAATCATATCGTTAATGTCCTTCTCCTTTATTGCTGAAGGCCAGATGACAACTCTCTCTCCTCTATCGATAACTTTGGATATTCGGGAGTGGATTTCGGCATTACGAGGTTCGTTATCATAGATCCACACACAATTGCTAATACCCCACTTACTAAGATCACCGTCAGCTCCACAAAGAGCAATCGCGTTGCGAATGAAAGTTGAGTCGAAGGGACCTTCTGTAACATAGACAGTTTCGCTTTTTTGTATTTCATCGAGACCATAAATTTTTGGTGCATCATCATCAAACATCACGGTAATATATTTAATCTTGTTGGAAATTAGAGATCTACCCTGAATCCCAACTAAGTTTTTATTATAAAACAAAGGGATAATAATTCTTGGTTCATCAAACTTAGTGTCATCAAAAACCTCTTTTATGGAATTAACCCAAGTTTTAAATTTATCAGCATAATAAAATTTATTAGGATTTAATTTTCGATCTTCAAGGTATTTTTTTGAATCAGAATTTTCAGATGCCTTAGGTAGATCTAATCTAGTGCTAAACTTGGGTGCTTCAAATTTAAATTCTGGAATCTCTGTTGGAAAATTCTTTCCAGAATGACCCTCTTTAAATTTTTCAAATGTATATTGCTTATGAATTGTTGGATCAATTTGCTTTAAGAAATTATTAAAGGAAACATTGACACCACAATTGTGGCATTTAAAGTTTGTGTTGTTTTTTACCTGATACAAATATCCCCTTGCTTTATTCTTATTCTTTTGAGAGTCGCCACAAATAGGGCAACGAAGATTGTATAGGTTATTCTTTACCTTCTTAAACTTTTGAAAACGATGAGAAATCAAATTGATGTATTTTACATCAACAAAATCCATGACAAGACACTTTAGAGTCTCACCATTCTAACAGATTATTTTACCCTGTCAAGGCACAATGCTGTCATAATTCCCGTCCACTTTATAACAGAATTTGTGACTTTTTGAAGCGAGTAAAGGGTTGGTTTTCTTTTAGTTTTCATTGGCATCTCATGCCAACACCCAATTATTTATTTCAATCTATCTTCCGTAATACGATGATGATCTGCCATACCAGAAGGTGTCCACCATCCAGATGCTAAAGTTGATATTGAAGTTGCTAGAATTGCTAGTAGAACTCCAGTTCCAGCAGTCATCCACTTAATTTTACTTATTTCTTTAACTTCATTCTCAATCTTATCAATTCTCTCCGAAACTGCATCATGTTGATCTTTATTTTCTAACTTTAATTCTTCAATCAATCTTCCAATATAATCATCAGATCTATGGCATTGTTCAATTCTTTCCTCATGAACAGCCAACATCTTACTAATATTTTGACTCGTCTTTCCCATCAATTGAATTGCTTCATCAATTTTTTTCAACATCAATTCATACGATGAGAGTCTTTCTTCTAAGACTGCGATTTTAGTATCTGCCGGAACATTTTGGTTGAACATTTACCTTTCCTTTGTTCTTAAGTATTTCAACCACTTCGATCTAGATCCTAAACCCATGTAAATATTTTTTTTACCCTTTACAGGAGGGTGATCACCTGCTTCTGCAGTGCCCGCAATCTTACCGCCAGCAAGACTATTAGTCGGACCAACAACCATTCCTTCTTCTTTAATAAGATGGAAGTACTTAATTATTTTGTCTATCTTCTGATTTGTCATTGTAAATTTTGTAAAGTTCCGACATACAAAAAAGATCAACCTGAATATCGTGTATCTTTGATTTTGGATATTCAGGAAATTTACCAAGAAATACTATAAAGCTTTTTAAAGAAGGCCAAAGTTCCTTTTCCAATTTGAAAAATAACATTGGAGTTGCCGCTTCCCCAAAAATATTATAAAGAACAATAAAGTGATTAAGCAAAAGGTGAGTTCTCAACTCACCTGAATTTCTATATCGCTTCAAAAGTCTTTTGATGTATTTGAAAAGATTCAAATCACGCTCAAAATCCTCTTTCGTAACAGATTGTGGATTCTCATAATTTTTTATAGCAAATAATAAAAAATTATCTTCATTCAGTTCATTAAAAATCATATATTAATCATCATGAAACGGTTAGTGTTGCTGCACTTGAAGTTGCACTTGCTCCACCGTCTGCAGTGATAACAACTCTATAGCGATAACCATCAAGAGATGCATCAGTATTAGTAACTCCAAGTCCAGTAGTTGCAGTTCCAGAATATGTAGAATCATCACTTAGATCAGTGTAGGCAATTCCAGTGCTAGAGAACTGCCACTGATAAGTTAGAGATGCTGATGGATAAACGGATGCTGAAACGCTGAATGTTGCAGTTTCGGTTGTTCCAACACCAGCACTAGATGGTTGACTTAAAATAGTGATGAGTCTGTCTGGGAAAACAACATCATCAGCAGCATCACCAGTAGCATCATAAGTTGGACCTTCATTTGTTGAAATTCCAGACATTGCGACTAGAGTTTCTGTTTTAACTCTTAGTGTTCCTTCACTACCAACATATGTCTTAATTCCAACCCATCCAGCATGTGTAACTGCATACTGTGTTGTTACATTGGATTGAGCTTCATAGATGTCAACACCATAGATTGAAGCAATTGTTGATCCAGCACCAGCACCGCCATTTCCATAATTTGAATCTTCTAGTGTATAAACAGGACGCTGAGATAAAGTATATCCAATACCAGAAATTGCTTCACCACTCAGATATTGAGTTGTTGCAATAGAAATCAAAGTATCGGAAGTAATTCCAGAAATTACCGCAGATCCAAAAGTTCCACCCGCACCAATGGTAATAACAGTTCCGGCAGCAATGCCAGCAGCAGTGAATGAAGTGCCAGAACCAGTAATAGTTTTAGTGCCATAATCCACACTCACTGTTCCTGATGAGTAAAGACCGTCAGCTGTTCCCCAGAGTGCCATTCTTTTTTACCTTTAAAACTAATTAATCTAAAAAATATTTATAAAAAATGGGGAGTATAACTCCCCAAGAGAAGTGATCTTATTTTACTTCAGGGAGTAGGATCTACTGCACCTTTTTTCTTTAGATGCTGCTGAATTTGAATAAGAACAAATGAAACGAGTCCATTTGACTTAAATTTAGGATTAGCACCTAAAAGTTCAGAAACAATTAAAAGAATCGTTGCAAATGCGGCTTCATTAGCCATAACCCACGCCCATAGAGCTGCAACAGACATAATAACCTCCGTAAGAGTGTCTAAGATTATTTAGTAATCAGTCTCTTGCAGAATCGTATTTTGCTCTTGCTTGAGTTTCTCCTTTCTCTTTTGATGTCAGACCGTGCTTTACAGCCCTAGCAACCTGACGATTTGTTAATCGACTTTGTATTTGCTCTGGAGTTTCTTTTGCTCCGGGAACTTTCTTAGGTTGGCGAGATCCAGGATGCTCTTTTTTAAACTTACTCAGTAAGTGTGGAGTCCTAGCTTTCTGAAACTTTGCTTCAATTTCAGCATTCTTTTCCTCAATAGGTTCAATTTCATAAGAATCCTTAAGAGGAACTCCCGACTGAACTTGCTTCATTTTTGCTGCAAGTTGTTGCTTTTGGATGTTTGCAAGTTTTCTATCTTGCAAAGCACTTCTCTGATTCTGCTGCTGAGTGTTTTGAGTATCCTGTTGCTTTTGAGCAACTGGAGTCATAGGAGCTGCTTCTTTAACTTCAGGCAATCCAGCGTGCTTAGTCTTAGCAAACTTTCTTGCTTCCTTTCCAGTTATTCCCTTTGCTGCTGCAGCAACTTCAGGAGATGCTGCAGGTTCCCCCTTCTTAGTAGCATAAACCATACCCATAAAACGCTGTTGCGCTTTACTTACTGCCTTCTCGTCAATCTGGACTTCTTCTTTATTAAGTTCTGCTGCTCTTCTTTTTGCTTTGCTTCCCATACCTCTATCTCTATTTCCACCCTCAACACTTGCCCAATAATCTTTATTTCTTCTATTTGCTTCCCCACCAATACTGCGTTCTCCTTCTGGAGCACTTACCCCACCACGCTTTCTCACTGGTGCATCTGCTTCATCAAGTTCTTGAATTTCCTCTTCACCAACCTCAACCATCTCAAGCAGTTCGCCACCCATATTTTCAACTGCTTCCCTGAAGGTTATGCCACCTTTCAATGCACTAGTCCTGATATCGTTTTTTTGACCAGATTTCATACCAGTAATTTTCTTCTCATTATCTTGTCTATCAACAACATCCATCACTTCTGAAAGATCTTGTCTCCAATTAGAAAAATCCTCTTTTACATTTGAGGTATCCTTTCCATCTGGAGTTCCACCTTTTCTACGCTGGATGGCATTATGAACTGCACCACGATATTCTTTTGCTGGACTTTCTTTTTTACCATCTCCATCGTAATCTTTCTTAGCAAGACCCTTACCAGAAGCTACATCTGCAGTTGCCTCACCTTTCTTCTTCTCACCCTCATAAGGTTTGCCGTATCCAGTCATTTCAACAGATGAAATGTTTGGATTTGCTCTTAATTGATTGATCTTTTCACGAGTCGCAAAACGAACATATGATTTACCTGATTCTTTATCAGTAACTCTTACCTTGAACTTATTTGGTTCAACTGCTTCCTTAACTGGAGCAGCACCACCCCCATCAGTTAATCCAAGTTTCTCTTTAACTGCTGCCTTTTCGGGACCAGACATTGTTGCATTACCCATATACTGAGTGAATGCCTGATCTAACTTAATATCTTCTCTTCTTGCCCTATAACGAATATCGTATGTTGCTTGACGAATTCTCTTTGCAGATGACTCGGCATCATCCTTACCCTTCTCTACTTTCTTAGCACCATCTCCACCTGGAGCAGATTTTCCGAGTTGGGGTTTGAACACCTCTTTAACATACACGGAAGAGATGTCATTAAGTGGATTGATTGACATTGTAATAATTTTACTTACTTTTTACCTTATACTTATTTATGAAATTCTTAATATTTGTCGTTCCAGTCATCTTCATTACATATTTTCTAAAAGCATCAGTTCCAACTTCTCTTTGATCTGCTGGAACACCAGATACCTCAGTCCATTCTTTCATCTTGAAGAACTTCGGTATGTTTTTTGCCTGAGGAATAAATGCCCCATAAGGACCTGTTTTCTTATCATCAGTATCAACAAACCCATCAATGTTATCATCAGTTCTTTTAACTGCTTTTTTGACAAGTTTTTTAAGATCTTTAGATGGAACTTCAACTTCAACTTTCTCAACAACATCATGTATCCAAGACTTGAACATAATATTATCTTCAGTGACACAAATCAAATAATTTGTTCCTCTACGAATAATCTTTCCAATTAAACCAGTATTTAAATTTTCAACTATATCATTAACTTTGAATATATTTCCATTAACATAGTTTTCTCTTAGATTTTTCCAATCAAACTTGGGAGCAATCTGCCATAGATTCCAACCCTCCTCAATACCCATAGATTTACGAAGAGTATTATAGATCTGCTTGGCATCCTTATCATCTAATGCCGAAGGAACACCAGTTCTAAAAGTTTTGAAATCTCCTTCTGCTGCTGCCTTACGGAGTTTGGATGCGGACATTCCTTCAACACCTTCTGCATCAGGATCTCTTGCTCCAGCAGAAACTACATTTAGTTCGGCAAAATCATATAGTTCTCCATTATATTGACCAGCAAGTTTTTCAAATTCTGCTTGACGATCAGAACCAACTACAATATTGACACCCGAATATCCATCGGCATGTGCTTGCTTCAATACATCAAAGATTGTTTTTGAATTTGCATCATTAACAATTCTTTCGCCATGCTTTGGATACATCTGACGCATAATAGAAATCTTAGTATCAGGATCTAATGGATTCTTTTTCTTATCATTAGATCTTGAAGGGTAGATTTTATATTCTCCCTTTCCAGCAACCTTAGCGACTTTATCTAAGAGTTTTTCGTGACCAGTTGTTGGTGGATTGAAACGACCAAAAGCAACGGTCAGAGTTCCCTTATCTTCCTTTGGTTCTTCTTCTGGTTGTTGTTCTTGTGGTGGTTGAGTTTGTGTAGCAACAGGTTGCTGATTTGCAGGAGTTCTTTGTTGTGGAGGATCTTGCTTACCAGGAACTTGATTCTGATTATAAAACTTTAACTTCCCACCTACAGTCTTAGCAGTGAATTCTCCGTTCTTATCATACCACCCGCCGTGCCCATCTCCAGTCAAGCCAAGACGCTTCGCTTGCATTACTGCCTGCGACTCTGCTGCCTCAGATAAAAATCGTGAAAAACTCTTCATATTTTGTGTTGATATACTTATATTTATTGTTTCTATTAAATTTACTTAATGAATGCCGGATCAAAAGCATGTCTATATCCAAGTTTTCTTTTTGCAGCCTCCAAATACCTACTAAAATTAGTATGAATAAAAACTTGGAATTGTGGATTATTAGTGATTGCTCCTTTATATCTCACTTCCAAATTAACAACAGGCAATGCTCTACCAGTTCTTCCAATTTTTAAGGTATAGAATAATTTAGCAGCAGAAGAATTTGGATCAAAAGCTTGATACTTACCTTTGGTAGTCTCAACAATAAAATCCTTATCAGTTAATCCATTTCTCCCAAACAACCCGGCAAAAACTTCATTCATCAATATTGAACTTTTTTCATTAGCTGTTTTTACATCTAAAGTTCCATCTGGTTTTAAATCTCCTGCTCCAGTAATTAAGCTGAAATGGAATTGTTTATTATCAACATAAGTGTCAATGTTTATTCTAAAGACAATATCTAAAAACTCTCTGAAATTTTCAGGACTTTTAAATACTTTTCTAAATGCCTTATCTATTTCTTCAAAGTAAGTATTTTTAGGATATTTAATATTTCTATTAGCTTTTCTATCAAAAAATTCTTTACCGGTTAATGCAGCATTTTTCTCGTCTCCACTTAATAAATTATCTAACTTTTTCATCCAAACTAATCTGGATCCTGTGGGATTTTTATTAAATTTTGCAAGATAGACTTTTGTCCAGAATTCTTCCTCCGCTTTAATTAAATTATTACCTTCCTCACCCAATTTATAAGTTAAATATCCATCCCTAGTTCCCTTTCCAGTAGAGGATTTAAATGACCCCTTTCCGGTAACTGGTTTATTAAGAAGAGTTGGGTCTGGTTCATTTTTACCAATACCCTTTTTCTTTAAAGAAAGACCCCAGTAATGAACAATTTTTCCTTTTGAAAATTCAATAATCAAGTCAGAAGAATTATACGCTTTAATTATAAAATCTTGTGACTTTAATTGTTTAGGATTGAACCCTTCAAATGCTCTTACCTGAGCATCCCATCTAGAACCAGTTTGATATACATTATTTATTTTGTATCGATATTTATTTATTAATAAATCAACAACATAATTAGAGACTGACAATGCCTTGGCAAGATTTACAAAATCTCCCTTGATTGCATCTATCTCCTTTTGCTTAGACCCTTTAACTTTAGAAGCATTTTTTGCTATTATTCTGGTTAATTTGTCTAAAGCATCTTCCCTTTCTTTGGATTTTTTATTATTTAATTGAGAAACATTAAAAACTCTACCCATCTTAATCAAAGATCCAGTCATAACTTCATGAGGATCTGCAGCATCATTTTTTAAACCTTTGAATGCAATAACAAATTTTTGAGGATTATTCGCTTCTTTTCCATTCTTTAATATAGGAAACATATCCATTAATATAGTATTAGATCCAGAAGACCATCCTTGATCTCTCTTCAATTCAATATCTTTAATAACAACTTCTATTCTATTATCAGAAAAAGCTTTCGCAAATATATTTCTTATTTCATCATTATTAGGTTCTAATGCATCATATATTTTTTTTGCAATCTCATTTCTTTTGGATTTGACTTGGACATTCAATACTGCACCAAATCCAGTTCTGGGTTTTTGAACTTTTCCAACATCTTTGTAAGAAAGTGGAAAAGTTTGTGCTGCTAGATCACTATCCCTATTATGATCTATTATTAATTCTTCAATGTCATATTTTTTCCATATCTCCTTTACAGCATCTTCCAAAAAATCGTATGCCATTATTCAAATACCTATTTAAAAATATTTATTAAAAAACCCCTCAACGAAGAAGTCAAGGGGTTGAATCAAATTCAGAGTTTATTTATCAGAGACCCTTAGCGTGTCTGGTTTTACCACTCTCATCAGTCCAGGTTTCCCTTTCTTTTCTTGGAGTGACATAACCTACACCAGGAACAGCACCAGTCTTACCTTGTGCTCTTGCCTCGTTTCTTGCTGCTGCTCTTTGTGCTGCTCTCTTACGATTCTTCTCGTAATTGGTCATTGCCTCATCAAGCCACGCTTCAAACTCTTCTTTATTAATTTCTGCTGCTCTTCTTGCTGCTTTGTTTCCAGTTCCATCATAGTTCTGTTTCTTAATTGGATTTTTAGCCATGGTTGGAGTCATTGGAGTTCCACCCAGACCTTCTCTATCAAAGCGACCTCTACCAGAACCACGAATTTGTCTGATTTGAGCAACATTATCACCTTTACCTGGTTTTGCTCTACCAGAAGGAGTAGAACGCTTGGCAATCATTTCTGCTGCTTTTGCTTTACCCTTTTCGCTATAGATTGCTTCATCAAGTTCTTCCTCGCCAAGAATAATATCAATTGCTTCTTCGTCAATGATATTTGCCATCATCCACTCTGCCTCTTCCAGAGTTTCTGCGTATCCTTCTACACAGAGAAACTCCATAATCATATCAAAAAGATCAAAAGTCTCATCACCCATATTAAGTTGCTTTCTCTCATTAGGAGTCAGAGCACCTCTCTGAGCACCTCTTGCTGCCTGCTTTGCCTTTACCTTAGGATCATCAGACTTATGTGCATATCCATGAAGTCCAGGATTTGATGAAGCAGTCTTACGGAAATCACCTCTCTGCTTTCTAGCATAGGTTTGTCTTTGCTTTGTCTTGCTAGCATCACCGCCGAAGGTTGGTTTGTTCTCAAGTGCAGATGCTCTATCTGCTGCTTCACCACCACCAGCACGTTTGCGTAGTTTGGTTTCATCATAACCACGCTTTGCCATTGCGGTTGCTTCATCCACTTCTTGTGGAGCATAAACTTCAGAATATGCTTCCATCAAACCTCTAAGTTCTTTGCTATCCATTAGAAAATCGTTTTATTCTTCTATGGATATTTATAAAAAAAAGACCCCTAAGGGTCAAACGCCAAGAACAGCACTAATACTATCATCAAGATCTTGAATTACATTACGAATATCAACCACACGAGGAGGAACACTCACTTCATCATATGTGTATCCTTTCTGGGCATCAAACAGAACTTGACGAACTGCTGCTGCACTACGAGTATTCATTTTAATTGCCACTTCGTTTTCTTCAGTCATAGGTCTCCCACTTTACGATTTTCAGAACGCTCAATACTAAATGCACCCTCAGGATAACGAGCACTTAGTTTCTCAAAGTTCATTTGGATTACTTCCTCAAGTGAAATATCAAGTCCAATACATGCCTGAGAAACGTACCACATAATATCACCAAGTTCACGCTTCAGGTGAAAAAGGTTTTCTTGGTTTACTGATTTTCCCTGAAAAACAATTTTTTTTACAATCTCAGTAAATTCACCTGCCTCTGCACTCATACCTACAGCAGCAGTAAGCAATCGCTCGGTAGGAAACTCTTGTTCCCGTAGTTCCATAAGGCGATTGATGAACGATGTGTGGTCTTTACTAGGATTAGAGGTAGTGGTATTAACGAACTCGACATACTTGTTCAAATCAATAGTCATTAGAATTTAAATCCCTCAAATGATTTTTTAGGTTTTCTTTCTTCATAATCATACTCTTCTTCTTTCCCATTGTCAAGAATGTCATTCTGAGCAGATTGTTCGCAATCATAAAGACGCATCTTTGCTCTATCAATACCAATCACAAAACGCTTATGAATGGTAGGGTCATTATAACGATTCTTAAGTTGTTTTACAAGAATCTGCCCAAGTCCCTCAAGTTCCTCCGTAGAAATAAGAGCAAACATCAAGTCAGCAGTAGCAGGAAGACCAAACGATTCTGAAGTGTCAGTTAGTTCCACATCAGAAGAACCATAACCGGAACGAGTTGTCTGAGTTGCACTTACGATAGGAACATTGAATTCCACGGCAAGACCACGAAGTTCTTCTGCGATTGCTTTTACAAAGGTATAAGAGTTGATATTACTATTACCTTTATACCTACTGGAAGCACAGATGTTCAAGTAATCAATAAAGATAATATCAGGTTTGAATGATTTCTTAAGAGAAAGTTCATTCAATAGTGATTTGAAATGCCCCGCGTGAGCAGATGCGGTTGGATACTCTTTGATGATTAAAGTTCCTTGAGTTTTCTTCGCAAGGTTATTCACCTTAGTTTCAAAGATATTCTTAGGGAGATCCACAATATCTTGAATAGGAACATTCAGAAGGTTTGCATCAATTCTTTCAGCAATTCGCTCTTCTGCCATTTCAAGAGTGATGTAGAGCACATTTTTTCCTTGAAGAAGAACTGATGCTGCTACGTGACACATAAACAAGGATTTACCTACACCAGTATTATGAGAAGAAACTCCATTAGTATAATACCTATGATTTGGATGATTTACATTAATATCAACAATAGGTATTTGATTTCCTGTTTTAAAAACACTACCAAGTTTATAACCATTTTTTGTTAGAAAATGATTTGTCTTGTATTTCTCATAAAGATGAGATGCTTTCATCCATCCAAGAGATGTTTGGAATAAATGATCGGCATTACATCTAATAGGTTCTCCACCATCAACCTTTAAAACATATTCATCATACATTCCTTTGTTGATAAAGAAATTGACTGGAACATATCCATCAGGCGAATCAACTTCTACCTCATATCCATTATCAAGTAATGTTTTGATTTCAGCAATTGTTGTTTCTTTTTCAATCCACATTTTATATAAATAATAGTATTAGCAGGAAGTAAAATGTTTAATCAAATACATCATAACATAATAGAAGCAGGATGTAAAAGAAAACTAGAGTATAAGGAAAAAAGTGGTCTACATAAACACCACATCATACCAAAGCATTCTGGTGGTAGTGATAATGAAGAAAATTTTTCATACTTAACGGAAAGAGAACATTTCATAGTTCATTATTTGCTATGGAAAATAAATCATAATGTAAATGATTTATGGTCTGCTCAATTTTTAAGAAAAAAATTTTATATCCCAAAAGACATAAGAAAGACTCAAGCATCTAAAGGAGGAAAAATTGGAGGAAAAAAACAAGCAGAACTTGGATTAGGATTTCATCAATATAAAAATAATAAAGAACTTCACAAAGAATGGGCATCTCTTGGAGGAAAATCGCACAAAGGTAAAAAAGTTATGCATAAACCAGGAGATGCTACTTTTATAAGAGTAAATCCAAAAGATATTGATTTTTATTTAGAAAAAGGATACATTTTTGGATCACCAATAGAGAGTCCAAATAAAGGAATAAAAACCAATAAACCATCACCAAGAAGAAGAAAAGTTAGTGATGGAATAAACATTTATGATTCTATTACCGATGCGGCATTAAAAAATAATATTACGGTTGGAGCAATGGTTCAAAGATGCAAATCAAAAAAATCTAAATGGCACTACATTTCCTAAACCTAATTTTAACTTTGGTTTCTGGATGAACACAACCAGCAAGAGCGATATTGAGAGTCTTATTAGGTAAACCACCTTTTGTAATTTTGTTAAAGTACTCAAGGTCGAATTCAATTTTATCCTCCTTTTTGTGATAAGACTCGTATCGTTGTTCATAATCTTGTAGGTAATCATGCCCTACATGATTGTCAAAACTAACAGCAAGAGCATCAGAAAGAATAGTAGGAATGCTATCCCTATTTTTCTTTTCATCATTTCCATCCGCAATATGAATAGATTCCATAAGAGCAAGATAGATTGCTCTATCACGACACCACTTTTCAGTAGTGGTTAGCAACCAATTCATTTCAACAGGAACATCTTCCAAACATCCAATCAGATGAATGATTTCTTTGAATGATTGTTCAGAAATATCCTTTCTATTTTCTACTTCAATACAAAGAATTTCCTTAGTTGTTGGTTTGTTATATTCTTGGACAAAGGAAAGTATTTCCTCAAACACAATCCTTTGATTTGTATCTTCAAAATATTCAGATTTTAGAAATGGTATTACTTTTCTAATATAGTCTTCATTGTGTAAAAGGTTTCTAAGGATTAGAAACTCAACCTTCTCCATAACTAAATTCCTTTCGTGCGATTTCGTCCAGTTGTTGCATTACTTCTTCAGTGAAATATACTTCAGGTTCTTTTAGAATCTGTTTAGCATAAATCTTCTTACCATCAATCTCATATCGTCCTGCTACATTCTTCCAAAGTCCACCAATCTCACCGAGTTCAAGAAGACCATAATATCGATCAAGACCACGCTCATCGTAATACAAACGAATCTCAACATCTTTATTTTCCTTACTCAAACGCGACTTAGCAGTCTTAGCTTTGATAATATTGCCGACCACTTCTGTTCCATCCTTTTCTTTCTTTTTGCTGAGATAAATGATTGTACTTGCTGCGTATTTGAGTCCAGAACCTCCCCCCATTTCCTTCGTTGGTACATAAGCTCCGATGACATCGTATGTATGATTTGTGACAAGGAGTGGAACATTTGCTTGACCTAGTTTGAGTGTGAGCATTCGGAAAGCACCTTTGACAAGTTGTGATTTAGTCATATCACGAACTTGCTTGTCATTTAGTGCATCAGTAATTTCTTTCTCGGTAGAAAGCATACCCAAAGAGTCTAGCACAAACATACAAGGTTTGCGACTTTCTACAGGTGCTTTCAAATACATATCTACTGCCTTAAGTGCCTTTCCACGAAACTCTTCTATGGTGACAACATTAACCACGACAAGACGAGATGTGTCGATGCCTCGTGACTCCACGAGTGATTTGGTAATAGCGGCTTCAGTATCAAAGTAGAGACAATAACCATCGGGATTAGAATCAAGAAAATTCTTAACAACGGCGAGGCTGAAGAAAGTCTTTCCAGTACTAGACTCTCCAGCAATAGCAGTAATCTTATTCCCAGATACACCACCAAATATGCTACCTGAAACCAGTGCATTAAAAATGTATGAACCCGTATCAACATATCTTTCAGTTTCATCAATGTCTGCAGCAAGTTGTGTATACTCACCACCAATCTCTTTTACAATATCTTTAAGAAAGTCCATTATTTTTTTCCTTAATCAAGTAGTTAATTTTATAAGACCAAAGTTTAGCATAAATTTTACTATTAGTTCTTTTCAATATTTGAATTATTTCGTCTAATTCTTTTTCAGAAAGAGGTAGTTTTATCATCAACAAAAAAACGATTCAAGGTTTGCTGTTTTTTCCACGTTCCACCCAATAGCATTAAGAATAATTCTAAGTGGTTCTAGGAATGCTTTCTCAAATTGTAGATCATAGTCAATGTATTTGTCAATCTCAAGTTCTCGGGGGAAATCCTGAATAAATGAAATGATATTTTCATGTATTGGATTTGGTTTCTTTAGATAGCAAAATTTAATCTTTTCACCATTCTGAATAAGTGAATATTTATTTGTTAGATTATTCTTTTTGATGTAGTAATTGAACAATAGTGCTCCACGAACTTGAATAGGAGTTCCTTTAACATAAATTGCAGATGAAGAATGATATTTTTGAACATCCGAAACTGATCTTGGGAAAGAAATAGATTCTGGGGGAAGTGATTTAAATTCTGATCGACATTTATCAATGTAATCCACAACGTCCTCTTCAGTTCCACTCATCATAATTTTAAATGTGTCTTTGAACATTTTACGACAAGGCGCTGGAGTAGAAGATTTGATTGCCTCAATGCCCTTGATTTTCAATTTGGGTTCTTCATAACGAACCCCCTCACTATCCCAAACACTCAGAATATATCGCTTCTTTGCGGTCCAAATACCGCGTTCAGCAACACACTCTCGCTTCATAAACATCTTCTGATCATATGCATTCACATATTCAGCCAGTTTTTCGTAAGAACTCTCAATATACTTTTCAAGTTCCACCTGACAGACCTTATCAAGGAACGAAACAATGCCTTCAGTAGTTTTTTCTCTTCCTTTGAATACAGTTTCCACCAAAGGACCCATATTAACATAAAGGGAATCAGTGTCTGAAGCAATAACATAATCAACATCCTGCGTCTTTAGAATCTTGTTTAGATAAGAATTCATAGAATTCATAATCCATTGAATAGAAACTTGCCCAGAAAGCGTGATTGCTTCAGCATTTGCTAGTTTGAAATATCGGAAATACTGATTACCAATGGCACCATAGGCAGAGTTGAGTTGAATCTTACGTGCCATCTGAATGTTATTACAGCGGGCAATCTCTTTCTCCAAGTCTTTAGTTTTCTTCTTTTCATACTCTTGCTCTGCAGCAAGCATTTTCTTTTTGAAGACAACACGTTCATTGTATATTTTCTCCATCAACTCCGGAAGAAATCCACGAACATCTTTGCGATACATTGCGCCATTAGCACAAATCGCATACTCCTTATACAACTCAAAATTCATCTCTTCATTCAGAATTTTATCCACATTTACTGTGGGATGCCTTTCATCAAGAAGAGTTTCTGGTGAGATGTTATATTGCATGATCAAGTGAGGGTATAGAGAGTTCAAGTCAAAACTCACAACCCAGTCATAAACCCCAGGAATTGGTTCCTTTACATATGCACCAGCATACTTTTCGTCTTTAGCAGAACGTTCTTTGGGTGGAATGACAATGTTTCTTTTCTTAAGATAGTTGTAGATAATAGTATCCCACATCCTGACCTGAGAAAACACATCAGAATAATTTACTTTTGCGTCATATGCCATAGTAAGGGCAAGTTCAATCAGTTTCATCTTGTCTTCCATTCGGTCAACAAGTTCTACGTCAACGATGTTATACTCTACGAACTTCTGCCAACCTTTGGTATAAAAATCTTTGAAAGTATCAAACTCAGAGTGGTCCAGTTTCTTTTGCCCAAGTTCTACCTCGGCAATGTAGTCTAAGCGATAGGTTTCCTGCGCCTTATAAGTGAATTTCTTATAAAGATCCAAATAATCTAACTGAGAAATTCCACCAACATCCATACAGATCTGTTGGCGATTATTCGCAAAGACTTCATTTTGAGTCACAAGACCCCAAGGAGAAAAACTCTTCATTCTCTTCTCACCTAAAACCTTTGCCAATCGTCCACAAATATATGGAATATCGTAAAACTGAATGTTCCATCCAGTCACAATCTCAGGAAGATGATCTGGATGATCCCAATAGTTCATAAAGCGAGTAAGAAGATCATGCTCCGAACTACACTGGATATAATTTACATCCTTCCTCTTGTTATTGAAAGGTCCATTGCCCCAAGTGATAATTTGCTTTGTAGCATAATCCATCATCGTGATGAGAAGGATTTCCTGGTCACAAGTCTTTGGGTCTGGAAATCCATTCTCAGATGCAACCTCAATATCAAGAGATACTAGTCTGATTTTATTGATATCAAATTTGATCTCATCACTCGGATATTTGTCAGAGATATATTGAAAAACATACCTATCATTTCCGTAAATTTTAAATCCATCTACATTGTCATACTTCTTATAGAACTCACGACAATCTCTAACTAATCCTGGTTTAATCGGTTCTAAAAAATCACCATCAAGCGATTTATATTTGGTTTCTTTTTTTGAAGGGACAAATAATGTTGGGGAATATTCTTCCTTGAACATCACATGTTTGCCATTTTCATATCCACGAACGAGAAACTGGTTCCCGATCATTTGCACATTAGTATAGAATCGCAAACTCATTCTTTAATAAGATCCTCGTATTTTTCAAGAAGCGTTGGTGTTGGTTCTGTCAAGGTAAGAATCTTGTCAGAACTAATCATAAAGGTTTTTTGTTTTGTATACCCATAAAGAAATGGTTCTAAGAACTTTTCTTGTTCGGTAATTTGATTATCCTTAACAATGTAAGGATCTGTTAATTTACAATCAGGTTCTCCTAGTTCCGATGGAGCTTCCTCAATCTTGCTTATCAGAATCTGATTGTTCAACAGTACTATCAGTTTTATCATTTACTTCTCCATTATTTTCGGATTTTTCTTTGCTAAGTCTAATTCTCTTTGTCAGATTATCATACATTTCCATGACCTTATTAGTTGGTTCAAAAATGGTGACAACCCAATCAGAAGGAACTGGAATTTGGTGGTCTTTACTCAAAGGAAGCCAGTTAAACAAAGAAATTTCGAGTTGAACAGGAGCATCCTTATTAGTAATTAGTTCTGGACTTCTCAAATGAATAACATATGGAAATTCAAAAAAGTATCCAATTACTTTTTCTCCAGAAACCATTTCTTTAATATCGCAAATGATTTGCTGGCCAGATTTTAATAGTGCAACTTTAACTGTCATAATTACTCCATCACTAGATTCAGTTTAGCAGAAAAAAAAGGAGGAGTCAACCTGGATTTTGCCAGGTGCTCCTCGCGCCGACGATATTCAGTTATATTTATAGATAATCTTTACGCTTATGGTGGTCGGGAACAATTTTCTTTAAGTTGACAGAGAGGAGTCCATCTTCAAAGGATACATCTGCGACTTCTGTATCGTCTGCCAGTGTCCATGCTCTCTTGAAAGATCGTTGAGCCAGTCCCTTATGGACGTAGTTGGCATCAGATTCTTTGTCTTCTTTTTGTCCTTCGACAAATAGTTTCCCATCTTGTGTATAGACATAAACCTCCTTCTTCTTAAATCCAGCAAGTGCAAGTTCAAGTCGTGATTCTACATTGCTTACTTGAACTAGGTTATATGGGGGATAATTAGAGGTTGTTTCATGAAGATGAAACAGACGGTCAAAGTATTCATCCATTCCAATGCTATTGCGAGTAATCCTTTCCATCAGTGCAGGAAGGTCCGCAGCAGTATACCTTGTGAGGTTAGTCATTATAGTAGCTCCTTTACAGCGAGTTTGTGTTTTGTGGACCCTTTCGGCATCCAATACTAATTATATAAGAAACATAAAAAAGGGAGTGTGGAACTCCCTACAAAATCATTCGGTTTCCTGAACTTTTCCTTTCTTACCAATATTATATTTCTGTTCAAGGATCCAATCACCCTTGTCCTTATAAGAAAGAACTTTGATTTGATTGAGTGGCGCAATATCAGAAATAGAATCTTCGATCACCACAGTAATCAATCCCCAATCAGCAAGAAGACGTGCAATGCGGTTGCGGCGCTGAACATCATTTACTGTAAGATTTGCGTGCTTACCATCGAGAGCAAACAATTCTTTGAAGTGGGTAATATAATACCTACCTTGCTTATGGAGAATATGGCAACTCTGATAGAGTTTTTTCTCTTTTCTGGATGCAACTCCGATGCGGGTCAAAGTTTCTCGCACCTTTAAAAAGTCGTCTGGTTCATTCAGAACAACCTCCACCATCATATCGGGAGTCCAGTTTACCTGTGGTTCAATAGTTTGATTAGTCATTTCGTTCCGCCAATTTCAAGTCTTTGTTTAATAAAATCAAGTTGTGATTTATTTAGCAGTTTCAAAGCTTGAGATGCTTTTTCATTACTATAACCATAGTATTGTTTTACACATTCTAAGTCTTTGACCTTATCTTTTCGGATCCAGGGAGAAAACCTCTTCCTTTTCCTCAGACTATTTAGATAAAACGAATATTGCATATCTTTATCAAGGTGGTGATTCATATTCATCTCATTGGCAAAAAGAACCGAATCAATCTGACCAGACAAACATTTATTGATGATATATGCAGGATATTCTTTAATATCCTCAGATAAATCTTCTTTAGTAAAATTAATTGAGTTCAACCAATCCTTCAATTCCATAATTAAAAAGCAATAGTTCTTTACGTTGTTTTTGCTCTCGCATATACTCACCAACAGACCTCATAGTGTAAGTAAGGTCAAACTCAGCGGCATTCCAGTTCTTAAATCGATCCTTTACCAGTTGATCCGAATTATAACTGATTAATTGATGCATATTACAAGCATCGCAATCAGCAGCAAACTTATCGTGATCAAATCCTTTGTGCATTGATCCTTTGCGCCCATAGAGATTATCCTTAATGTCATAAGGAGGATCGAGATACACAAAAGCAGTAGTGTCTCCATCCATTAGATAATCATAGGAGTAATTAGTTATACGCCAATTTGCAATTAACTTAGAATACTCGGGAAGTTTTTCAATGCCTCTTATTGAAAAGTTAGAGTTGGATGCCTGTGGTGAAAACGATGAACTTTCGGTTAGACCACTGAAACTACACTTATTAACAATATAGAAAGCAGCAGCACGATCAATGCTAGACAAACTCGTGTCATTAATTTGCTCTTTTGCCTTAAGAAAAAGATCTCGTGCCAATTCTGGATTATTATTTGTGGACTTTAAATCCACTAGTTTATCTTTAAGATCTACACCAAAAATCTGTAGTTGTTGCCAGAAGTTTACGAGAGGTTCATATAGGTCATTTACCCAGATATTCAAAGAAGGATATTTTTTTGTAATATGAATTGCAACAGATCCTCCACCAAGAAATGGTTCACGGAACTCAGCATAGTTGCGAAGATCTGGAAAATAAGGATCCATTTTAGTGCAAGCACGAGACTTGCCACCAGGATACCGCAAACAAGTTTTCAAAGATTTCATAATATACCTCAACTAAAATCAAATAATAAGTTTCTTACTTGGGGGTTTGGAAATTGGTGAGAACATTTGCTCATAATTATCAATGATCTGTTCTTGAGTGTCTGCAATATACACCACATAACTTCTAGAAACTTTAATCTTCTCATCCTTACCCTTTAGAAGAGGCGACCAAGGAGCAAATCCAAGTTGCCCATTACCAGAAGGAATGGCAACGATTGGGTTTGAGAGGACAACAGAGTCATCTTCTTCAACCAGGTCTGCGATTACATCTTCACCAGACCACATACGAATTAGTTTTACATTCATTTTTCTTTTCCTTTAATTAAATTCACATTCAACCATAATTTCAGTTAGTGCTGCTAGGAGGTTAATTTCCTGGTCAGCAACGAACGCACATTGGTATTGATACTTAGCAATAACAAGAACGGCAGCAGGGATAGATTGGGGTGTAAGGCAATCATAACAGGCGTCATAAACCCTGCGAAGAACGAGAGTAGAATCGTTATCCAAGTTGGAGACCACCCACTTCCTGACTTCGGTGAAGTTCTTTTCCTTGAGATGTTTGATGAGTTCATTTACAGAGATGTCAGAGAAAGATGCAAGAATGCCCGCGTCGATTTTTCCTCCTGTAGAATATCTTTGGATTTCGTTAAGGACCCTACGAAAATCTGGGAAGTGCTTGGATACCAGTTCTGCAACGACTTTTTGATCATACTCAATCTTTTCTGCATCCAAGATTGATTGAAGTCGTTGGAAGAAACTACCTGCAAGTTGAACTCTTTGCTTCCCTTTGATGGTAAAGTCGATGACTGCACATCGGGAGTGAAGAGGTTCAATGATTTTGTTCTTGTAGTTGCAGGTGAAGATGAATCGGCAGTTGTTATAAAATGCCTCAATATTCGCCCGTAATAGGAGTTGAACGTCGTTGCCTGTGTTATCCGCTTCGTCGATGATGATGACTTTGTGTTTAGAAGATCCCGTAAGTGAGACGGTCGAAGCGAAGTTCTTTGCTTGGTTCCGTACAGTATCCAGGAAACGCCCTTCGTCGGATCCGTTGATGACATAATAATCTGCCCCCAGTTCGTTACATAATGCTTTTGCGATTGTGGTTTTACCAATACCAGGAGGTCCTGCAAGAAGGAGATTTGGAATCTCACCCTTCTCTACAAACTCCTTAAATGTTTTTTTAGTTTCATCAGGAAGAATACAATCCTCAATTACTTGCGGCCTGTATTTTTCGGTCAGAAGAAATTCACTTGACATAATTTAGACCCAATCAGGTTTGCGTTGTGGCATACGAAGATAGTTTTCAGACACCCAAGGTTTGGATGCGATATACCTCTTATATGCTTCAAATGTATCAATAGTGTCGTCAAACTTCCATTCCTCAGGCATAGCACGAGCAAATGGAGTCACTTCTGTAATCTTACCTTTGGGAAACAAATAGTATGCATCCACTAAGGTATTGTAGCAGGAGTGAGTTTTATTATACCGCAGGCAGTATTCATCAGACAAGTTCAATCCCCACTTGATTAACCAGTAGGCATTATGGATACTCTCCAGTGCCCACTTGGTGCAGGGATGATTGCGGAATGCTCCTTTATCGGTCTTGTAGGGGGTTCCATCCGCCTTAGGGAGAGTGCCGTATCCGTGTCCCCACTTCTTTGATGCCACTATAGAGAGCATCTGACAGCACTCTAGAGGCATCTTGACAATGTGTTTGTCTGGAAGACAAATGGCGCTCTCGGCGGGAAATGGATTTGTGACAAAGATGTTCATCAACCAAAAGTAGAATCAGGCTCCAGAGCAATATAATAGGTCACATCAAATCCAGTATTCTTGAATCGTGACAGAAGTTTACTTGAGATGACCACCTCATAGTTGCCAGGGATAATCTTGATGTTTTCTACCTTGAAGTTGAAAGTGAATACTTCATCAGTTTCGCCAACAACCACAGAGAAATCATTAGATGTATCGTTCTTCTTATCACGAACAACGAGTTTCACCACACCTGCTTCACCAACCACAGACAGGTCAGGAAGTTGATAAACAGCAGCAGCCTTAAGCAGTTTATCAAGTTCTTTGGTATCAAGAAGGAAACAAACATCTTCACTCGGTAAAGAAATAGATTTATCAGGAGGAGTGATAATTACATTTGGATCGGCAAAGAAATATTTGGAACGGGATTTGCCTTCTTTAATAACCACAAATCCATCATTCTGAAAATCTAGTTCAGCATTCTGATGTAGATTGAGTCCATTCAGGAACTGATTCAAATCATAGATACCAAAATCCTTAGGAAGTTCCTCTTCAATTTTTGCCTCTGCAAGAATATTCTTCATCACGGAAATCGTGCGAAGAGTGCTTCCCTCCTTAAACAAAATAGATTGATTGATAGAAGAAAAGTTCTTCAGCAGAGTCAGAGTTTTGTCGGAAATTTTCATAATCAATAAGGGAAATCAGTGGTAGTTTTTTTGTGAAGACCAGCAAAGTGGTACAGAAGAATACAATAATGGATTGCTTTCAAAATGTCCATCTTTGATTTACCATTCTTCTTACCAAAGCGAGATAAGTATTTGATAGCATTTGAACGAGTAAATGCTTCAGCATCACCAATACTCTCAATTAAATCAAGAGTCTGTGTTTTGGATTGTTCAGAAGTATAATGGGAATGGTAAGTACTGGAAAGATATTGTTCAATTTCTTTCAGAGTTTTATCTTCTTCATATTTCCAGAATCCGTTCTTATTTGTATCTTCATTCATATTCACAAAACTGTACGGTGAGATAATATCATCTCCATATGAATTATATGAAGAAAAAGTTATGGTATCAGTCGAACCAGTCTCAAAGTTTTTAGACATTTTATTTCATAGTAAAAGGACAAAAGAGGAGGCACTTTTTACCTCCCCATATTCTATCAACTTTCCAGAGATTCGTCAACGGGAAGTTGGAAATCAGCATCTACTTTATCATAAAGTTCGATAAAAGCAGTCTTGGTCTCGTCATCAAATCGTGCGGTGCAAACATCGATTGCCTTTGCTTTGTTACCAAAGATGCTATAAGCACGAACGATATGAACCAAACGACGAGTGCTGATGATTTCCTCAATACCACCATCGTAAAATGTCTTACGGATGATGTCAGCCCAATCTACAAGACGCTTACAGAACTCACGATCTTCCACTCCAAGATCCAGAGCAATCCCCTCAAGGATTTTCTGTTCGGTTGAAGGGTTGGGATAGGACTGCTCAAAGGTCACTGGGAAACGCTCTAGAAACGCCTCGTTGAGCACATTGGTGCCGATGAAGCGACCATCATCAGAACCCTTACCTTTGGTGTTAGCAGTAGCAATCACGTTGAAACCAGCAGCAGGTTTCACCCAGCGACCAATCTTTTTCAGGAAGACACCCTTTCCCTCTAGAATAGATTGAAGGCAGAGGATTTTGTTGGAAGCAAGGTCGATTTCATCAAGGAGAAGGATTGCTCCTCGTTCCAGTGCTTCAATGACGGGACCGTTATGCCATGCAGTGTTCCCATCAACAAGCCTAAAACCACCGATAAGGTCATCTTCATCAGTTTCAATCGTAATATTTACGCGAATCAGTTCACGCTTGAGTTGAGCACAAGCTTGCTCCACACTGAACGTTTTACCATTACCCGAAAGACCCGTAATAAACGTAGGATAAAAAAGACGGGACTGAATAATTTTCTTAACATCAGCGAAGTTGCCAAAGCGGACGAAGGTATCATCTTTGTCAGGAATGAGATTTTGTTCTACAGGAGGAACCACAGAAGGTGCTTGGAAAGTGCGTTCGATTTCTTCTACTTTTTGTTGAGTCACTTCAAGATTCCATTTACCACGACCAGTTTTAAATCCATCAATTTTCTTGGTTACAGTTTGATAGTTTGCATCATTCATATTACACCAAGCACGAATATCTGCAGCAGTTACGTTGTTTCCATAAAGTGCCTGCAGAGAAGTACGGATGTAATCGGAGGAGAGTGCCATGTGTGTTTGTCTTAACTCTGTTATTATAGAGCAAAAAGGGGGTCTCAAGAACCCCCAGTGGTCAGTTTGTCAACTGGTTCTTAAGTTCCTCAAGGTAGTCGGCACTGGCAATACGACCAGTATAACCTGGATAATATTTTTCTACGAGTGCTGGAATGCCCATAGCAGTTGTGCTGCTATTACATTTAATCCAAACTTCTTTGGTGTCGTATTTGACGACATGTTCAAATGGAAATTTAGTTTTCATTGTTGCAAAATTTATAAGAATATCCAGGATAAAACTTTTCTACATTATGAGGAACACCATACCTTCCAATTTGCCCATTATTATCCCAGTAAATAGTCACAATTTTATTTTTTTCATCAACAGTATGATTGTAGGGAAATTCATCCTTTGTTAATATAAATGTCTTCATGCTACCAAAGAGATAAACTCACCAAGAACTTTCTTATTTAGTTTTTTAGTCTTAAGAGACTTCACGAAAGCAGATTTGATTTGAGATTTTGTAGCATCTTCAGAAACTTCAAACTCAGAATCTTGTGCGAGGGCAGTTGCAGACATTCCAAAGTATGCATCATATCCAGAGTTGGTAATCGTAAAACTACGAAGTTTCTTCCAATCACTTTGAATTTTTTCCCAGTTCTTATCAGTTTGGGGATGATAGAGTTGAATAAATCGAATCGCGGAGCGAGGTTCAAGAACGCGAATACCAATAAAGTTCATAGAAGGAAACTTATCTTTCAGATTATGAAGGAGAGTGTCTGTAAATGCATGATATCCATAATCAACTTTATATGTTGTCCCAAGTTTGCGATCACGTAGGAATGTGGTGTCAGGATAAACATAACCACTACCAAGAACTGGTTTATCAGAATAATGCCGATTCACTTCTTTATGATAAGTAAGTTGATTTGCTTCGCCATCAGTTAGAACAATACACTGAACCTTCTGAAGTTTATTCTCCTTTTGGAACTTGGGAAGAATCTGGTGAAGAGAAATCAGTGCCTCATTGAGAGGTGTCCCAGAAAGAGACATCCGATTTGAATATGTGAAAGGGGAACTATAAGTTCTTGCAAAACAGCAAGCAAGGCGCCAAATGTTAAGCATCTGATGCTCCAATTCATTACCATTAACTTTACTAGTAAGGATATTCATCATGGAAAAAGTTTCATCTACAATTAACAGACCCTCTTTCCTATCATAATGTGGAGTGCGATCTGCAGAAATATATCGTTCAGTTTGATAATCATACTCACAACGTCTCCACTCATTAGTGAAAGCATAAACTTCAAAAGGAATAGAAACCTTTTTACAGAACCATACCAGATTGAAGAGTTGCTTACATGTATCAAGCATCACATCCGACATAGAACCACTCCAGTCCAGAACAAACACAAGACCATGATTCTTACCATCAGGAATCACAGAAACCTTTTTAAAAAGATCTTCATTATATTTGTAAGTGTGGAGACGAGCAGTATCAAGAATACCAGTTCGAGCAGTTGATGCGCGAGCATATTGATCTGCTGCCTTACGGCACTCAAACTCCTTCACCAGATAATTAACTTCTTTCTGAGCAGAAGACTTAAACTTCTTGAATTCAGCATCAGATTCTTGGTAAAGATTTGCTGGGGTGATTTCTTTATCTTTTGCCCATGCGTTATGTTGATTTTGTTGTTGATCAAAAGATTGATCAATCTCTTTATGTACCTCAGAATTACTAGCAATAGTAGTATTAAGATTTAGTTGAGGAACTTCAACGTAAATGTTTTCATACGAAGCATTGTTGACAAGATCGCGGATTTTTTCATCCAGAGAATCTGCAGTGCGAACTTCGGGGTCATCTTTTTCACCACCAGACTTCACTGGAGTTTGTTCTCCCTGAGCAGTTCCACCGTAAGAACCTTCATCCTCTTTGGGTTGGGAGTTTTCACTCTCACCTTCTTGCTCGGAAGAGGAGTCATTAGTCTCCACCATTTCATTAGCAGGAGACTGAGAATTTCCTTGTTGCTGATGAGAATCAAAATCAACAACTTTTTGTTCTTGCTCCTTTTCTTTCTTACAATACTTATAAAGTTCTTCTGCAGCAATCAAAACATCAGCAAAAGTTTCAGATGCAGAAATCAGACTGATGATTTCCTGTTCTTCTGGTTTGAAATCTAAAGTAATGAAGTTTCCAACCTTGAAGTAAAGATTTACACGGTCAGCAAGATTGAATGTAAAAATATCCTCTTCTTCAATCTGAAAGAAATCATCCTCGTTCAGTTCTTTATAACCATTGAAAAAAGTCTTAGCAAGTCCAGCATACTTACGCTTCATCAATTTCTCAACACGAGCATCCTCAACCACATTCACAAACTGTGGGGGAACTTTTACTTTATCGGTCCAATCCTCATCGGGCGTAAAAAGTGCATGTCCAACTTCATGACCTACCAGAAGATCATATACAGTATTGCTTGCTTTCTCCCATAGAGGTAGAGTCAAAACCCGAGTGTGGACATTGAAGCAGGCAGTAGAGACCTTCTTGTGCTCAACCACCAAATCCTCAGTGGCAAGCAGTTTGGCAAGTTGTGATTTGATTTCGTGGCGAACAGGCATTGGTTTCGTTTCGTATGGACCTATCATAAAACGAAAGGTCGCCTTTTGGGCGACCCATGTGACGCTTTTTAAACTGGGCGAGTCGTGCTTTTGCTTGCCTCAGTGCTTGCGGTTTAAGTTTTCGTTTCTGTTCTTTCTTAGAATGGTGCTGCCAGTTTGGAGTGTTCATTGTTCTTTGGTGGTTCAGGCCACCATATGCGAAAAACCTTTGGACTTTTCGAATCGTATGACACTTTCAAATCTGTCCTCTAGTCCAGTCTTATGGGAGATGACAAAGATATTTGCATCTTTGATTACATAACGGATAATCTTAAGGAACTCTTCGGTTCCAAATCCATCAAGTGAGCTATCAAACACCTCATCCATAATTAGAAGATTTGTATTGACTGAGTTCTTCATTCTTGCAACTTCCCTCCAAGTGAAAAGAAGTGCTAAATCGATTCTCATTTTTTCCCCTTCACTAAAGGAAGCATATGAGAAATCTTCATGAATGGGAGACTGGACGGTTTCGTTAAATTCCTCATCAAGAGTAAAGTTAATATAGAAGTCCATCATTTGCAAGTAGCGATTAACTTGCTGATTGATGAGAGGCAAATACTTCTTAATGATTTTGGATTTTACTCCACCGTCTTTGAGCAAACTATACGAAAAATCGTAATAGTTGATTGTGTCTTTTTTGGAAGCGAGCTCGTCGTATGTAGTTTTTAAGTTTTTATTGAAGGATTCTAACTTCTCATGTTCAGAATTTCGGTTTGCAAGTTGTTCGGTAATTCTTTGAATTTCCGATTCCAGACTTCTGATTTGCTTTTGGCATCCAGAAATCTTAACATTGTTTTGAGAAATGCCATTCGTTAGTTTTGAAATCTCCTTCGATAGAG